CGAGATCAAGGTGAGTGCGCTGGACATGGACTCGCAGTTCCGTAATGCGTACTTCAACACGAACTTGAAGGCAAAGCTTCAAAGCGTGATCGATGGCGCTGCACAGCGTGTCATGGAGCTAATGCCGGAGATGAGCGCCAAGGACGCTGTGTTGGCTTTGGGGATCACACTGGACAAGTATGCTAACTTGGAAAAGAACAAGACGCCGGATGCGCTGCATCAGCATGTCCACTTGCACACTAACCAGGACATCTCTGCCGCTTTCATGGCGGCACTCCAGCCGCCGAAAGCACAAGACCATGTTGGAACGATTGAAAACGAGTGATGCGATGGCCGGTCTACCTTGCAAATCGGACATTCCAATTTCAAATTTCAAATCCGAAATTGAAAATCAAATTTCAAATTTCAAAATCAAATCTCAAATTCGAAATTCAAATTTGGTTTTACCGAACGGGATTGACTTGGCCAATGAGGTCCTGGACCTGCGCGATCTGACCGAGCGATATTGGCGCATCATACAAGCGCAGCATGTTCGCATCGCGCTGCTAGAGAGTGACTTACGATGTGTGACGATTGCGAAGCTATAGAAGAGGAATCGGAGTTCTATGCTGAAGAAGCCGCGAAGTGGCGGGAGATGTATGAGGTATCACATAGGCGGGAGGTTAGGTTAGCGCGGCAGCTCGCTACGCTGCTGGCGAGTCTGCGCCGGGTAGCGCGTGAGGTGCGAGGGTTGGGGCGGAATTAGGCGTCCTGAGCTTCGTAATGAAGAAGCGTTTCGAGAAACTCAATCCGCTCGGATAGCGTCCCGGCGAAAGGTTCGTTGTCGGTATGCTCGGCCCAAAGAAGTGGGCATGATGCGCAGGCGTGGTAGGTCATATATTCAGGCAAAAAAAGCCCCTAGGCGCGAAACCTAGGGGCGTTTGTGGGGCTTACTGTTCAGTGAGCGACCAGATAAGGCCCTCAATTCCTCCGTGAGCTCTCAGCCACTCCAAAGCGAGCGCCCGCGCCAACTCGTTTGAATCAGCTTCGATAATGTGAGTGCCACTGCATTGCACTTGGCAGTATTTGTCGGAGTAAGAAAGTTTGTAGTGTTTCATGGAATTAAACGTGCTGGCTGTTCCGTTACGCTAGTTCGGCGGTTTTCTGACGATGCTCGTGCGCCTCCTCCACCCAACGCGCAATCTCTCGCGACTCGTGCTCATATTGGGCGGATCGCATGTTTGTGGTCATAAATGCGCGATCGAGACGATCTTGCATTCGCTCGGCTTGAATTTCAATTTGGTCTTCTGTCATGATGTTTGTGTGCATAGGTTAATTAAAAGTTTTGAATGATCACCCCGCCGTCAAATTTAATGACTTGAGTCTGATCCTGTAGCCACGCCATCGCATCAGCTTCCTTGTCGTCGTCGCTTTGATCGTCGTCGCCCAGGTTGGGATTTGGTTCATATCCATAGTCATCCGCCGCTTGCAAAGCAGATTCGCACTCGGAGTAGTCGCAACGTATTGCCACTGGGTCAAACTCAATTTCCGTACCTGTATCTTCTTCGAGCTGCTCAAGGTACTCAATCAGGGCGTGCGCGCCGTTGTAAGACCAGTTTGCGTTTGCGTCTGCTTTTAGCATGGCTGCTGCTTGCAAGGTTGTTAGTGTTGCTTTCATGTGGTTTTTTGTAGTGTGTTAAACGGAACGTCTTTGCTCCCTACTACGCACCCAAAGGATGCGCAGTATGGGAACCTAGGCGTTTTCAGTTTCCTCTAATGGGTAAGCGTCCAATACAGCCGAACAATGGTCGCAATAGTTACCACCCTCCCATAGCACCTCAACGGCCCTAACTCCCCATCCACAACGCTCCCAACCTTTTATCATGCTCTCATGCGCAACACTGCGCCAGTTTTTACGGCAACAATTCATGCACAAGGCGCTGCCGTCAAAGGTTATGGCTGACAGAGGATAGCCTCCCGGCCATGCAAAGCCGGTGCGCACGGCAGTTTTGAGGAATGATATGTTGCGACGTGTGGATTTGGTTTTGTTCATAAGTAGTTGTTTTGTAGTGTGTTATGGTTGCGTTGGTTTACTTACGGTTTGCTTTGCGATGGTCGCAATAGACTAATGCCCAAAGTGATGCGGTGATGATTGCGCAGCCTGCCGAGGCTAGCATGAGTGCAAAGCGTACATATGCAATGTGTTCGAGGGTGTTCATGGATTCGAGCGACATAGGATTAACGGGAGAGAGCGATGCGAAGGTGCGCCATAGTAAGGGTGCCGGATTCAATCCCAAACGTATCAGCATAAACGCTATGCAACCACATGCGCGCTTCCGGCGACGGTAGCCCATTTGCTGTGTTGTAATGCTCGTTAAAACTGATTGCGTTGCGGAGATTGCGCTTGGCTGCGTTGAGGGCGTTCAACTGGCGTTGCGTGACGCTAAACGAAACAACGGCAGGCGAACCAGTTATGCGCGCTTCTAGGTTCGATTTGACTAAGGTTACTTTCATTTTTTGTAGTTGGTTGAGGTTGTACTGACGTGGGCAAATCTAGCGTGCGTACATACGATGGCAACACAAAAGAAAAGAAAAGCGACGATCCTGGTGAGTGCGTGCGGCTCGGAGGATGCACGAGTGACGTGACCGTGGGACCGAATGCGGAGTGCGTGTGGTGCGTGCGGTGCGGAGTGAGGGTGAAGCGAGAGCGGCGGAAATAGTTCGTACACGAAGTAAATGCGTTACGGCCTCCGCGTCACAAGCAACGACCGTGCGCCCGCGTCCCGCCCGCTGCGGCCCTCGTCAACGTCCCATCGGCACGCCAAACGTGGCTCACCGAGCACCAAAGCGGCACGTTTGGCACGTCACGTTTGAGCCACCCTTGCAAGCTGCTGTGGTTGAGCAGGTTCCCCATAACACAATACAACACACGTCATATGGAATGGAAGTTCTACTCTGTGAAATGCTAAATAGGGGGGGGCGGGGTTCGATAGCGCCAGGCAACGGCGACGGCGACGCATAGCACCCCTCAGATTTTTTTTCGCCAACTGGCCCCCTTCGCACTTGCCCTACGTCTGTAGCTTGGCCTAGCTTGCGTGTGGCAGCGTGCGTACACACTGTGCCGCTGGGGGCAATAGACGAGTTCTGTGGGGATCTCGTCGAGCGGGCACCCAGTTAGCTGGCCCTTGTTGGGCGTAAGCTTGCGCTGCCAATTACCCTAATCTTGCACACTACACTGTGGTAGTGTAGCGTCGCTAGTACTATGACTAAGTACACACTAAGCGAGAAGACCGTTAAGGCGCATCTAGGGAGCGCATATAAGCCGTTAGCATACAAGCTGGACGAAGACTATATTGAGCGTAAGGCGTTTAAGGGCATTCGACGTATCTATCGCAGCGACCTGCTTGATGGTACGTTAGCGTGTGAGCAGGCGGAGCAGCCGGTGGATGAGCCTGCGTTAGTGACAGTGGAGTCACTTGTTACGGAGCCTAAGCATATCCCGATACATAACGAGTCTATGGAACAAAGGATCGTGTACTTGTATCCCAACAAGCGATGGGTAAGGACAGACGTGGAGGATATGGTGTTTGTTGGTATGAAGGGGATACACTTTCGCCAGGGTCAACGTATTTTGGTTAAGAACAAGACGCTATGCATAAGATAACGCTTAAGGACAAGTTAGCGGTATATGACAAGCTTGAGCAGCTTAAGGGTAAGCTTAAGTCATTTACTGTCGCATTAAGCGCAGGTTATGTGCTGCATATCGCGCTTAAGTGGGCGTTAAGCTTGGTGAATGCACAAGAGATGCAGCTTAACACGTTTGAGCTGGCAATACTTTGGATAGTCTGTTCTTAGGCTAAGTCCAAGTTCTTACTCTCTAGTGATATTCCCCTTCACTAGTAATCTTCCCTTGCTTTTGCTCTGTGTTACCGTGCGCACCGGGCTCCGCCCAGTGCTTCACTCTCGCAGCAGATGCTGCTGCTCACTGGAGGTGATAATGTATCCGGCAAGGAGAAGTTGTGAGTGAGCATAGTACCCCCAAGACTCAGCATTACTGCCTATCTTGGGGGAGTACTATACAAAAAGGAGATCAACGATCCGTATAAGTGTCGTCGTTTCGTTTCGCAATTACAGTCGTGAGTGATGGCTACCCGTTCGGGAAACTCTTGCCCTTCTCGTAGGCGTGACTGCTAGCACTCTGCAACTCTGAAGCCGTTGCAGATGTTTAATCCAACTCAAGAGGTGTAGTTGGAACCATTTAGTCGCTCGTGCGTCCGATGTTTCAGGTTGCGCAGAAGGTACACGGTCGTTTATTTGACGACACTGGAAATTTAGAGCATCTTCAGGGAAAGTCAACACTATGAATGAAGAAAAACAGGAAATTATCGAGAAAGTCTTAGCTTATAAGCTGGAGGAACATCCTACGTTGCCAGCACCCGGTAAACGGCAGCGCATGGAGATGATCGAGAACATTGGCCCTGAGAAGGTGCTTGATCTGTTCCTTATGCGGGAGAACAAGATTAAGGCTGAGCAGAACGATCCTATGCGCTATGGCCACGAGTTGCCGCACTGGCCGGATGCGGATAAGCTGCTTGATCGTTACAACGAGCTAGTCGTCCTCGGGGGGAACAGAAGTGGCAAAACGGAACATGCCGCCAAGCGTATGGCTCAAGCTTTCATTGGCACTGACCTTGGCGGGAATACACCGTCTTGGGTAAAGGACCGCTATAGCAAGCGCAACATCCGTATCTGGTGCTTTCACACTAATCACATGACAAGTGTGTCTGCCCAGCAGAACGTCTTCTATAAGTACCTGCCGCCGGAGATACGGAACATTAAACGTACTAACCATACGCAGATCAGCTTTAGCCAGAAGAACGGGTTCAGCGACAATACAGCGGTGTACATGGGCAACCAGATCTGGTTCCTTAACTACGCCCAGGACATTAAGGTCGTTGAAGGTGGCGAGGTGGACTACGTCTGGTGCGATGAACTTGTCCCGCAGAACTGGCTCGACACACTTCGCTACCGTTTGGTTACTCGGTCCGGCAAGTTGATCGTCACCTTTACGCCGGTGCAAGGCTACACCCAGGTGGTGAAGGAATACATCAATAGTGCCAAGGTGACGGCTACTCGCAAATCTCCATTGTTGCCCAATAACAATGTTCTAACGGTCCCTAAAGGTGAGATGCCCTACCAAGCGGAAAACCTGTACGGCAGACACGCCTGCATCTGGTATCATACCGAGCTTAATCCATACAACAACTGGGAGCGCATGAAGCAGGAGTTGTCTGGCCGTTCTAGCCACGACATTAAGATCCGCGCTTATGGCTGGGCAGATCAGACGGCTGGTTCCGAGTTTCCGATGTTTGGGGATCATAACGTGTGGAAGGGTGACGCGGAAGAGGTCATTCTTGAGGGTAGCAACTACATGGCTATTGACCCAGCAGGTGCGCGTAACTGGTTTATGCTCTGGGCTAGGGTGGACAACCACGGTATACTATGGGTCTACCGTGAGTGGCCGGACCAAAGCTACGGCGAGTGGGCGTTGCCAAGCGACAAGGCTGACGGACGAGCTGGCCCGGCACAGAAGGCAGGCGCTGGACGTGGGGTAAACGAGTATACCGAGCTTATCTGGAGTTTAGAAACTGCCGGGGATAAGCGCGAGATGATCGTGGACCGCTGGATTGACCCTAGAACTGCTGGCACGGAGACAATCACTAAAGACGGCGGCGTCACTGTGCTTGATTTGCTTAGTCAGGCTGACAATCCGCTCATCTTTACGCCATCAGCAGCCCTACCAATTGAGGAGCGGGTGATGATTATCAATGATCTTTTGTCATGGGACAGAGAAAAACCAATGGAAAAAGGTGTAAACCATCCAAAACTAATGATTCATGAGTCTTGCCAGAACTTAATATACAGTTTAAAGGAATGGACTGGACAAGACGGACAAAAAGGTGCTAGTAAAGATCCAATTGACGCTTTAGGATATATGGTTGTTATGCAGCCTATGTACTTTGGCGGCTTGGATTGGGAAAAGCAGTTCAAGCGAATGTCTATGACAGGAAGTTATTAACATGATATCACCAGTTGACCCTTTAGCTATTGCTTCAGATACGCCGGACATCGGCGAGCTGTTGAGCGAGTACAATCGCTCGATGATTAACTCGTCTCAGGGTAACTTGGTGACGAAGTTTGATAATATCCGCTTTGCTCGCTGGCCAGGGCAGACTGATGACGGCAAAAAGCATAGCACCGCTAGGCCAGAAGGCAGTCCAGCTTGGCCCTTTGAAGGTGCAAGCGACGTTCGTAATCGGCTTATTGACTCTTCTTGTAACGAGTTATCAGCTTTGTTGGTGACAGCGTTTCAGCGTGCAACCATTAGAGCATCTGGCGTTACACTCGACGATGCGCCGGTGAGCGGCATTGCTACGAACCTTTTACACTGGATTCGTGACGCTAAAATGCCCCAAGAATTGCGTAAGGAAGCTGAGCTTGGCGCTCAGTACGCTTTGCAGTACGGCTGGAGTGCGTTCTTTGTAGGATGGCAGCAACGTATTAGCAAGCGCACTCAGGAAATCACCGCTGAAGAACTTTTTCAGATGGCTGCGCAGGCACAGGGATCTGTGTTGGCCGAGTTGCCACAGATGATCCTAGATGCGCCTGACCAAGCTGCTGCGATCCTTCAGGCTGCGATACCTGACTTGGATGCCTCGGAAGCCAAGCGCATGGTTAACGAGATGGCTACGACCGGCGTGGCTACCTATGAACAAGAGTATGTCAGTCGTAATCTTCCTGAGATCGTTGCGCTGAAGCCATGGGATGAGATTATTGTTCCGCCAGAGACGGCTGACTTGCAGCGATCACGGGTAATCTATCGCAGGACATGGATGTCTGAAGTTGAGTTGCGCGAGAAGATCACTACGGAAGGCTGGGATCCAGACTGGGTTGATCGTGCGCTGCAACAGATTGGCAAGAGCAGCTCGTTCTATAACATCAACCTACTGCCTACAACGACAATGTTGGTTTACAACGGTGTAAACTACATGAACATGGTTGAGGTTGTTTATGCTTATACCAAGAGCCTCGATGGAAAAGCGCCTGCCATCTACTACACCGTTTTTTGTCCACAAGCGGCCTCCAATCGAAAAGAAGATTCAGCTTCATGGGCCATTCACGAACGACTTGATTACGCTCATGGCGAATATCCGTTTGTGGAGTTTCGTCGCGAACAGTTGCGTCGTGCTGTTGTTGACACTCGCGGTATCCCGGAGCTGGCTAGTACTGATCAAGACGAAGTTAAAGCCCAACATGATTCAATCAGGGATCATACTGCCTTCTCGACTTTACCTCCCATCAAAGTCGTCAAACGAATTGGTGCCATCAACAAAGTGGGACCAGGAGTACAACTCCCTGTCGTAAGCCCATCGGACTACAGCTTCATGGAGCCACCGGCCCGTGAACCTACGGTGGCGTTTAACTTGATCAACCGAGTTGAGGCAAATCACGCTGCTTATTTTGGCACGATCAACCCGGCGGTGCCTCCTGCCAAGACGCAGATGTTGCAGCAGTTGCTTGTCAATAGCTGGCTGCTTAGCTGGCGCAGCATCTACAGACAGATGTTTGCGTTGTGCTGCCAGTACATGAGCCAGGAAGAGATCATGCGCGTCACCGGCGGGCAGTTGCCGCAGAGTACGTCTGAAATACACAGCGAGTTTGATCTTAATGTCCGCTTTGACGTGATGGACATGGACAAGGAATACATCGCGCAAAAGATCGACTTTCTTACCAAGGTCGCGCAACTCGACACAGGCGGCGTGCTTAACAGGACGCGTCTTACTGAGATGATGATTCAGGCTATTGCGCCAGAGATGGCAAGCGAGCTTATTGTCAACCAACAGCAGGCTAGTGCGCAGATGTTCAAAGATGTGCAGAGTGACATTGGCATGATGTTGCTCGGCAACGAGGCGCTGTACCAAGCTAACGACCCTGCCGCACAGACTAAGCTGCAATACGCACAACAGGTGCTTCAGGCAAATACAAAAGCACAGGCTGCGTTGCAGCAAGACGAGAACTTTAAGGCGCTGTTTGAGAACTACGTTAAGAGCTTGCAGATGTCGATTATGCAGCAGCAGAACGCGCAGATTGGCCGGATTGGTGTAACTCCTGTATCTCAACAACAATGACGGAAAATCAAAAGGACGCCTTTGGCTTTTCAGGGAAAAACAATACCTGGAGCGAAGTGCTTAGAGTTATCGAGCAGTTGCAAGAACAGCACTGGATGATGGCTATAAGTAAAGACTGCAAAGGAGAAGACAGAATACATTCAGCGGGGCAAGCTGATGGGATTAACCTTACTTTGAGCACACTTATTGAATTAAGAAGACAAGCAAAAGAATTAAATGGCTTGACTAATAACGAAGATTTGGCATAACGCCTCTAACGGGCTAACCAGCGTTACTGGTTTGATTATATAAAGGACTTGCTACCTATTAGCATGAACGAAACACAATCACAGCCTGACGCCGGGAGTCAGGAGGCAGGAACGACACCCGTTGCACAAAAACTCGGTTTGCTGGATCAGCAAAGTCTTAGTGACTTGCTTAAATCTGGTTTCCTTGACGAGAAGGAGGCAACTCCCGCCAAAGAGGAGCAGGCTGAATCTGAAGTTGACACTGAGGAGCCAATTGTGGACTCGGAAGTGGAAGCTGAGGTTGAAGCCGATCAGCCCATTGAAGAAGCTGAAGCTGAAGAAAGTTCGTTAAGCAAGGGCGTACAGAAGCGCATCAACAAGTTAGTTGCTGCGAAGAAAGCCGCTCAAGCTGAATTGGAAGCGCAAAAGTCGCGTTTATCTGAACTGCAAAGAGAACTTGAGACTGCAAAGTCTTCTGCTCCTGCACGCCAGGTTGACGTATCTGATGCTGTCGAGCGTTTAACCACCATCGAACAGGTGAAGGAAGAACGTCAGAGAGCGTTAGATGTCATTATGTGGTGCGAAGAAAACCCAGACGGAGGAGTAATTACCCTGCCGGATGGATCTGAGCGGGATTTAACCGATCAGGAAGTTCGCAGCATGAAACGATTGGCAATTCGACGCAAGGAAATGGAGCTACCAGCCCGCGAAGAATATCTGCAACAGCAGACATACGTCGATGGTGAAGTAGTAAAAGATTTTCCTTGGTGGAGCAAACCAGAGACTGAGGAGTATCAAACTGCTCAACAGATTCTGCGTGAGTTTCCAGAGTTGAAGAAGCGCAGAGCAGATTGGAAACATGTAGCTGGATTATTAGTTATGGGAATTAAAGCCTACGGCGAAAAGAAAGCACAGAAAAAATCAACTGCACCAATCAGGCGTGCGCCAGTGCAACCGTCCATTAAGGCGGCTCCTGCGCGGACGACACAGACGGACCTTCAGAAAGCCAAGCAATCGTTCGTTAGGAACAATTCAAGAGATGGGATGACTGACGTGATTAAAGCAATGGGACTTGTGTAAGTCCTTAACAATCAAACTTAGTTTTACTCTTATTTATGGCTATTCTTACTGAACCCCAACTTAGCGGTCGCGGTCTACGCGAAGATCTGATGGACATGATTGCACTCGTTGACGCAAAGGACACTCCTTTTACGTCGATGGCTCGCAAGGGCAGCAAGCCCGGTAATATGTACTTCCGCTGGCAGTCTGACTCGCTTCCTACCCCTCAGGTAGGCGGTGTGGTGGACGGCACGGACGTTTCTACCTACGACAACTACGTCGTTGGCTACCGCGCTGAACTCGCTAACTTTGCACAGGTGTTCCGCCGTGCAGTGCGCGTGTCCCGCCTCACTCAGGACATCGCTGATGTCGCAGGTGTGCGTGACGAACTGGCTGACAACGTCAGCAAGGGCATCACTGGCATCAAGCGTGACATGGAAGCGACCTTCACGTCGAACCAGCTCTCGCAGCAGGACAACGGCACGACCCAGGCTTACCGCACCGCTGGTGTGCAGACCTGGATCAATAACGCCGGAACTGGTACACCAACTCCTGGCGATATCCCTTCGATCTTCCGTACTCCTACGACTTCGATCCTCACTGGTGCATCCAGCGGGTTGACGGATGCAGGCGTGCAGGGACTATTGAAGTCGATCTTCGACCAGACTGGTCACTACACCAGCTTCGACGCCATCGTCGGAACTGACCTAAAGCGCGCCTTCACCGGCCTGCTCGGAACGACGGCTCTGACGACTGTCAGCAATGCTACTAACACGCTTGCTGCTGGCGCTACCAAGGTGCAGACCTTCCAGCGTGACGCTGCTGCTGACACATTCATCCAGAGCTTGGATGTGTTCCAGGGTGACTTTGGAACGGTGCGTCTGCATCCTACCACGTTCATCGGAACTGTGTCTGGCACAAGCTGGACGCCTACGCCTTATAAAGGTCTTGTGCTTGACATGAACCTCATCGAGGTTCGCTACGGCGGAAACGTCGCTAACGTCACTGCACTGCCAGATTACGGTGGTGGCCCTGCTCGCTTGATCGAAGCCGTTGCTGGCTTGGTTGTTGGCAATCCGCTCGGCCTCGGGAAATTCGACTACTCCTCCTAGTAGTTGTTGATCAGTGACACCTACTTTAGTGGTGTATGTGCCCGCTCCCGCAGTATACTAGGACGGATCGAACGCCGGAAGCCCGCTAGGCGTGACACTCTGGAGAGACAGAGACACCTTTGCGACACCTGCCATTCTGTATAAGGGAGTGCATGGTCCGGGAGCTCTCGGACGACGAGTGGTGTGACAATCCACGGAGAGACGCGGACCATTTTTACTATGATTACAATCCCTACTGATTTAGTGCCTCAACTTGAACAAGAGCTTCGTAAAGGCTGGCAAAAGAACCGTATTGAAGCAGAAGTGCAAGCCAAGCAAAACGAGAAGATCAACAAGCAGAAGCACAGGTCAATTGAAGGATTGGGTCAGCTTACCGCAAGGATTCCTCCCACTGCTTATCACTTCTGGGGACAAAAGCTGGGATATGATTGTTGGAACGATAAAGCGTTTATGGATGAGTTTTTGCGTGACAATCCTAGCTGCAAAGTTAATAGTGGCGGAACCAAAGAAATCCACGTTGGCTGGATGCCGACAAATGTTCGTTCCCGTACCGTTTATCAATGAAGACCGTTCCGTTTAGCGACATTCTTGCTTCTGTCTGCCAACTTGTTGGTTTGGATCGCGCTACGCTAAACGATAAGTCTTTTGGCGCAATTCGCGACTTTACGAGTCGCCGGTTGTCAGTTGTGTGGGATCGCGAGGAGTGGCCTGACGTGCAGCGGTACATGTACACGTGGCCTGGGATGCCGGTGGAGTCAATTTTGCCTGAAATACAACTTATTGCTACTGAAGAAAATACTGCGCTTTCTACAGAAGACAACGAGGATTTACTTTCTGAAACGGAGTTTACCGCAACTAAAGTTAATTTTGACACAAACTTTAAGCGCGTTTACCTGCAAGACTTTGCAAATGACAGGTATAAGACTGGAACTATTCAAGAGTCTTACGTCAAATTTCTTAATCCGTTTTACGGTTCAATAGACGGCGGAGAACTAACCTCTATTGCTGAAAACCAGTATCAGTTTACTTACGAAACAGCTACTGATGATATAGGGGAATATATCACAAGCATTTTTATTGAAACTGAGTTTACCACTACAAACTACTTTGCGTATGCTGGTCCAAACTCACCATTGACCACCAAGGTACTGTTTGCTGATAATCCGCAGTTGCTTATTCAAATCCCCCAGGGTTCCTTGCAGGGATTAGCAATCTACACAAACGACCCAAGGCAGACGACAAGAGCCATAACGCTGCCGTTTATTGTGGAAGACTTTGCAGATCAAACGCCGGAAACTTTCAATGACGACGTTAGCTACCTGCGCACGTTCAATACGTCGCAGCAATTTGTTCAGTATCGCTTGACGCCGCCGCGCATGTTTGGGGTTAAGTACGACTTAACAACAAGTTATTCGTCTGAATCTCAAGTGTACTTTGATATTGGACAAAACAGCGGAAGCTACAGCATAGCCAACAAGTCAAAGCTTAGCAGAGGTGACTTCTTTTTTGCCAATACAAGCGTCATCCCCGGCGTGACTCCAGCAAATCAAACTAATGAAAGCTGGCAAATTCTTGAGATTCCAGCAAGGTTTCGAGATTACTTGGCAAACTCTGTGTCGTCTGACTTCCTTAAGTCTGAAGGTCGCTCAGAAGAAGCTGTGATGCTTGAGCAGTTGGCAGAAGCATCAATCCAGCAACAGATTGACGTGCTGATTCGCCAGCAGGGACAGAATCAACGGCTAAACATGGTATACACTTACTAAGATGATTACTCGATTTCTTAGAAAACGAAATCCAAATGTTGCGCTTGATGTAAACAAAAACTTTGCTCGCATTCAAGTGAGTGGTAACTCGCAAACATTCCAGTACAAGAAAGTAGACATTCCAGTGTCTTCTAGAATCTTGACACAAGCTGGAGATTTTCTTAATACTGAAGCTAGTCAGCGTATAAACATTGGATAATCCATGAGCATCAAAATTTCTAACCTTCCAGCAGCTTCATCCGTTAATGATGCGGATCTTATTCCAATTGTTCAGGGTGGCACAACAAAAAAAGCTGCTACCAGTTTAATTCGTCCAGCATTTGGAACAACAGCAGGAACTTCATGTGAAGGTAACGATGCTAGACTAGGCAATTCTAGGGTTCCAACTGGCAGTGCTGGTGGGGATTTAACTGGATCATATCCAAGTCCAGCGTTAACCACTACAGGCGTGGCTGCGCTAACTTACGGAGGCGCTGCTCAAGTTGGAGTGTTTGCGGTAGATAACAAAGGCAGAATTACTGGAGCAACATCACAGGTAATTGCAATTGCGGCTTCGCAAGTTGCGTCTGGGATTACTTCAGCGCAGATTGCCGGGTTATCGGCGTCACAGGTTGAAGCTGGACTAACGTCCGCTCAAATTACTGGCATCTCTGCCGCGCAGGTTGCGCCTGGGATTACTTCCGCTCAACTTAGCGCAATAACTGGAACAGGATCTGTGGTGCTTGCGTCTTCTCCGGTAATTGCGACATCAACAATTAACGGGTACACAGAAGGAACAGTGTTGGTTGGAACGGTTGGCGCAACTGCAACATTATCAATTACAGACGGAACAGTTTTAACGGCTACACTAACATCTTCAACGCCATGTACCTTTACAATGCCTGTTGTTGGGGCCGGTAAATCTTTTACCTTGTATTTAAAACAACCAGCAACACTTGGAACTCCAACAACTGCCACATTTACTTTAGTTGTATGGCCTGATGGAGCAGCTCCAACCGTTACCCCAACATTGGGAAGACTAGATATTTTTTCTTTTATTTCAGACGGAAATAAATGGTATGGAAGTTTTTTAAGAAACTACAATTATCTATAATGTTTTCTAAGCAAAACTTTTTTTTCGGAACATCTCAATCTTTACCAATAAACATAACATTGGTTGGAGGCGGAGGTGGTGGCGGTGGATTTGGTCCAGCAGGTGGAGGTGGTGGCGGTGGAATTTTTGAAATCCTTACAACAACTTCAACTAAAACACTTTTTCAAGTTATTGTTGGAGCAGGAGGCGCGGTTTCTTCTACAACCGGAAATTCTGGAGGGTTATCTTCTTTTTTATATGCGGCGGCAGGCGGAGGTGGCGGCGGGTCAAAAGCTATTTCAAATACAGCCAGAAATGGAGCATCTGGAGGGGGTGGATCTTTTGATACAAGTCAAATTGGATTTTCTGGAGGGAGCGGAAATGTTCCCGCACTGAATCCACCTCAAGGCTATGGCGCAGGTTCCGGTTTAGGAAATGGCGGAGGTGGTGGCGGTGGTGCCGGTGGTGCTGGAGCAAGTGGATCTACTTTAAGTGGAGGAAATGGAGGAATATATAAAAGTGTAAACATAGCGGGACTTGGATATGATTATGCTGCTGGCGGCGGAGGGGGTGGAAATGGCGTTTCTGGCGGAACTGGACGCGCTAGTGGAGGAGCTGGAAATGGCGGAAATTCTTCCAATGGATTTTCTGGAACCGCAAACACAGGTGGTGGCGGAGGTGGTGGCGGGTCTTTAACCTCATCAACTGGGGGAGCGGGTGGATCTGGACGTGTTGAAATTTGGTACACAGGCACTCCACGCGCCACAATAACTGGAGCCGGAAACACAACCACACCTGTTGGATCGTTTATTGTTCACACATTTACAACTTCTGGAACGATAACATTTACATCGTAACCAAAAATTGATAGCTTCACTTTTGCAGCACACACACAGTTATGGCCGACATTAAAATCTCTCAACTTCCGGTAGCCAGCGTCGTTAACAATAGCGACATTGTTGTAATCAACCAGGGAGGCGACACAAAGACTGCTGCGAAGAGCTTGATTGTTGCTGGGTTGGCGACGACTGATCAAGTGTCCGGGTTTGCTACTACAGCTCAGCTTGCTGCGATTACTCCTAATAGCATTGGTGCTTTTGCTACAAGCGCAATCATTGGAATTGCCAATGGCGGCACTGGATCTACGACTGCTGCCAGCGCACTTGCTGCTTTAGGCGGGATTACATCTGCTCAAGTTCCGGCGTTTGATACATCTCAGTTATCTGCGTATGTACAGAAAGCTGGATCCACAATGGAAGGCCGCCTCGTCATGGCGGCTACTACGGACCAGGCAAAGGCTAACATTGGAGGCGCTTTGCCGGGGGTTGCTACTCCAGCGTCTTCGATTGCAGGCGACGTTTGGATTAGCAATCAAAGCAAGCTGACATTTTCTCCAAGCACAGGCGTAGCAGTGACTGCCGCTGGACTAAGTCAGCAAAATTCTTTTAGTGCTCAACAAATAATTGGAGTTGGCGGGGCAGTAAACTCACTTTCAGTTACCAATAGCGGCACTGGACGGGCTGCTACGTTTGCAGCCACCAGCACTGCTGCTGCGGTTGCAATTACGCAGGCTGGCACTGGAGCCGCGTTGTCAGTAGACAGCAAGGGTATCTCGTTTTACGACGGGTCAAACCAGTCAGGGTCAACAAGTCATTACATAACAGACTTAGCTGCGTTTACAAATCAAGCAGGCACATCCAATGTGGGTGTTACGCCAAACACATTTACATACTCCACATTTGGAAGTGTGCAGATTGATAGTGTTACTGTAGCAGTTGGCACTGTTTTGCTTTTTACTGCACAGGCTGACGCAAAACAAAATGGACCGTGGATTGTTACTGTGGCAAACACAGGAAGCTCTGGATTTGTTTTGACTCGTCCAACTTGGTTTAGCGGAACGATTAGGCAAGGTGTTGAAGTAAGTGTTGGGGCAGGTAACACAAGATATGGGTATATCTACAATGTAGCCAAGCCCACGAGTGGATCTCTTGTTGTCGGAACAGACAACATTCTTGTTTCTGTTGTTAACTACAACCAGAACGCGCTTACGACGGCACAGATTGCTGGGTTTGCCACAACTTCTCAATTGTCAGCCTATCAGCTTGCGCTCACCACCGCAGCTCCAGCAGCAATCGTGCAGGGTGGCACCGGAGCCACGACCGCAGTGGCCGCGCTAAACAATCTTGGCGGCATCACTTCAGCATCGCTTGCTGGCTTGGCAACAACAACTCAGCTATCAGCTTATCAGCCAGCATTAACGTCTGCTGCGCCACTGGCACTATCTCAAGGTGGAACAGGCTCCACAACTGCTGCGGCAGCCTTAACGTCAATCGGAGCATTGGGAGCCACGGCAGCAGCGAGTGGAGATTTGTCTGGAAACTATCCGGGGCCAACGGTAGCTAAGATTCAGGGACAGGCGGTGTCATCTGCGTCACCGTCAACTGGGCAGGTTCTGACATGGAATGGAACAACGTGGGTAGCCACGGCTCCAGCTTCTGGAGGGTCTGGTGGTGGCGGTGTGTTGTTTTACTTTAATCAAGGTATAACTCCAGATGCACCAGCACCGGCTGGGGCAAAAGAGCTTGGTCGTACTGCTGAGGTTGCTCTGTCCACAATAACTACTCCTACGCTTACAAGCGGCGTGTGGACGGACGTTGCCGGGTTTGTATCGGACACGCTAGATCCTAACTTAGAGTTCCTGCCTGCCGGAATCTTTGACTTCAATGTTTGGTGTACTGGCACGGCAAACATCAATGCCCCTACAGTGCTGCGCGTTGAGGTCAACAAATGGAACGGCACAACATCTACGAACATTGCAACTTCCGGCAATGCAACTGTGCCCAACAATGGGACGCCGCTTCAGACCGCTGTCTCGCTGGTTATTCCGCAAACTGACATTACTCCGGCGGACAGATTATACATTGTTATTCAGGTGCAGGCATCTGCTGCTGGACACACTGTTACTGCCAGCTTTGGAGATAGTGCTCCTAGCCACGTGCACACGACAATTCCATCAGTTGGCGGTACTGGTGTAGTAAAGGTCATCAACGGCGTTCCACAAAACCCAGCTTCGTTTATCATCAACGCTGACATTGCTACTGACGCTGCTATTGCACTTAGCAAAGTACAGATGTCACAGGTTAGCGTGTCTGCTGGCACGGGGCTGACTGGCGGAGGAGATTTATCAACCAGTCGGACGCTTGCCTTGGCAACGACTGGTATTCCTGCAATCTCTGGAGCCGGATCGTCTGTTGCTGTGCCAGTTATCTCAGCCAACATTTACGGTCAAATTACGGCTCTTACAACGCAGGCGATTGCCGTAGGTGGATCGGGCACAGTAACATCTATTACGGCTGGCACGGGGCTGTCAGGTGGCACCATTACGGCTTCTGGAACAATTGCGCTTGAGACTGCTGGTCCGGGTGTGTTGTCAAACGTAGGATCAAGTGCAGCGGTGCCGGTGATTAGCGTAGACGCTTACGGGCGGATTAGTGCGCTTCAAACGGCCTCCCTGTCTCAGCTTGGCGCTGGAACTGTAACGAGCATTGCAATGACAAGCCAAGTTTCCGGCCTGTCGTTTACACCAACCAGTGCAATTACGAACAACGGCACGTTTAACCTGACTGGAACGCTCGATATCAGTAACGGAGGAACAGGCGCTACGGACGCTGTAGCGGCCTTAAGCAACCTCGGCGGCATCACTACTGCCGCACTGTCTGGGTATGCAACAACCACTCAGATTGTTGGTATTGCAACAACATCACAGTTGTCTGCGTTTCAAAATAGCGCCCAAGTACAGTCTCTTGCTTCTGCTCAGATTGCTGCGATTACACCAGCTTCTATTGGTGCTGTAGCGACAAGCGACATCATCGGGATTAGCAAAGGCGGAACAGGAGCGACTGACGCTCCGGCTGCGTTAACAAACCTTGGAGCTTTGTCAGCCACAGCGGCGGCATCTGGTGATTTGTCTGGCAATTACCCAGGCCCGACAGTTGCAAAGATTCAAGGCAACGCGATTTCAGCTACAACTCCAATAAGTGGACAGGCGTTGGTTTACAACGGCACTGAGTGGGCTCCAGCAACTACATCTGGCAGCGGAACAGTAACCAGCGTAACCGCAGGCGGTGGGTTGACTGGCGGCACGATCACGGCCAGCGGAACTATTGCGCTGTCGACCACAGGACCGGGAGTAATCACAGCAGGGTCTAGCGCGGCAGTTCCAGTCATTACCCTTGATGAATACGGGCGCATTAGTGCGCTTTCTACTGCTGCAATTTCTGGCGGTGGTGGAGGATCAGGTGAGGGAATGGAGTTTGTGACAGTAAGAAATAATATTTTAATTACTCCTCAATCAGCAGGAACTGTAAACCTAAACTCATGGACAATTGGCGCTGGGCTGACTACAGCAAGCTATATTACCCTTTCTTCGGCTCCAGTAGGATTTACGTTAGTTCCTGGGATGGTGCTTAATGTTAATGGATTGAACTCCATTGCAATTAAGACTGTTGTTAGTTCCACACAGCTTTTGCTTGCATCTGGGGCTACAGCGGCGGGATCCGCCGCAAGCAATGTTGTCGTTAGCAACTCAACTTTAACGCAGTTAACTACAAGCACACCAATTCCAGCAATTGAATCAAAAACAATTGCTATAAATGATGTAATACTTTTTACTTTACAAACCGCAACTGCTCAAAACGGTCCTTGGATTGTTAATTCATTGGGAACAAATGCCGTACTTAGCAGGCCAAGTTGGTTTACTGGAACACGCTTTGGCCCAAAACAAATTGGCGTACAAAATGGAAGTACTTCTTACGCGTTTACTTTTAGCGTTTCAGGAAACTTGGCAAGTCAATCGTCATATTTAGTTGGCGCTGACCCGTTGGTTTCAACTGTTATTGCTTCAAGGGCTACGCTTGCAACGGTTTCCGCTAACACATTTACACAAAAGCAAACATTTGCAGCAAACACGACAACGGTTAACCCGTTCAGCTTTGCCACCACGAGTGCGGCGCTATTAACTGCTGCTGCCCTGGGCGCTGTCGAATGGGATAACCAGCAGATGTATGTGACCAGCTCAACGCCTGCTGCCGGGTTGACGCGAAACCCGATTGCAACGGCAATGGTGCCGATTAACAATCAGACGGCAAGTTACACGCTTGTACTTGCAGACGCAGGAAAGATGATTGTTGTAAATAGCGCGTCTGCTACAACGGTGACGATTCCGCTTCAGGCTACGGCAAACTCAAACTTTCCAATAGGCACGCAACTCCTTGTGATGCAAATTGGGGCTGCCGCAACAAGCATTGTTGCAACAAGCGGAGTCTTTTTAAATGGGAAAAATGGGTTTACCACATCTGGAATATATGCTGTAATTTCGCTTATTAAGATTGCTGCTGACACTTGGGTGGTCGCAGGAGACGCTACAATATGATTGCATATTTAGGTTCACTTTTTATACCAAGAGCCGCATTACCTCCAGTTTCTGCGTATGACATAGACTACTTGGTAGTCGCAGGCGGAGGCGGAGGCGGAGATCAAACAGTTCTTGAGCCTTTTGCTTCTGGAGGCGCAGGAGGATATAGGGCTGGAACTTTATCTTCGCAAACCGTTTCTGAGTATTATGTTATAGTTGGATCTGGAGGAGGAGCTGGAGCGGTTACGTATGGAAATAATAGTTATTTTTCAACTTTAAATAACACTATAATTTCAATTGGAGGTGGTGGTTTTTCTGTTGCAAGTCCCGTAAGCAGATTAAATGGAGGATCTGGCGCTGGATTTTTAACGTCTCCTGCTGGATTAGGAACTGCGGGACAAGGCAACAATGGAGGAATTGGAACTGGCGGTGGCGCTTACAATGTAGGCGGAGGCGGAGGGGCTGGACAAACGGGATTTAATGTAGCAAAAATATCAAATACAGTTGATCCAACATGGAGCGGAAATCTATCGCTTACATTAACGATGGTAAGCACAACGGGGTGGGTGCAGGGAAATTATGTTTTTGGAACAGGCGTTGTAACTGGAACAACGATTGCGTCAGTTGATAGCAGCACTCAAGTTACGCTGTCACAAGACGCGACAGTGGCTGCTAGCACTGTGCTTCAAGCTGGAAATCCAGCAAAAGGAGGGGACGGGCTAGCTTGGCATGATGGAATATTTAGAGGCGGAGGCGGAGGGGGTAGAAGCGGGGAGACTGGTGGCCTTGGTGGGCAAGGTGGACTAGGTGGTGGCGGGAAGGGTGCATCATGGACAGGCGCTGGCTCTATTAATGGAACTGTAAACACAGGCGGAGGCGGAGGATCTGCCAGTGGCATTGGATCAGGAGGAAACGGTGGGTCAGGTATTGTTAAATTTCGTTACAGCGGTACTCCACGCGCAACCGGCGGCACGATCACGCAAGACGGCGGATTCACATATCACGAGTTTACATCTTCCGGCGGACTGATATTTACTTCTTAACCTATGGCACACTTTGCTGAAATCATCGACGGTGTAGTGCAGCGAGTTATCGTTGCGGAACAAGACTTCATTGACTCTATTCCGGGGCAATGGATTCAGACAAGCTACAACACTTACGCTGGCCAACATCCAGAAGGGCGTCCCTTGCGCAAGAACTACGCTGGCGCGGGTTATGTTTACGACAGTGTTCGTGATGCTTTTTATGCACCACAGCCGTATTCGTCATGGGTGCTAGATGAGGAAACATGTCAGTGGCAACCTCCTGTGCCTTACCCAGCAGATGGGCGGTATAGATGGAACGAAGAGTCTTTGTCTTGGGTAGCTGCATCTTGATCTTATGCCAAAGAAATCCACTTCACTATCCGTTGGTCGCGGCGAAAAGCTGCCAGTATCGCGTGGCGCTGGCCTAACGGCCAAGGGTCGCGCTAAGTACAACAAAGCCACAGGCAGCAACCTAAAGGCTCCTGCACCTAGTCCTAAGACTAAGGCTGACGCTGGCAGGAAGAAGTCATTCTGCGCTAGGATGGCAGGTGTGGTTGCCAAGGCCAAGGGGCCAGCAGAGCGGGCAAAGGCAAGTCTCAATTCTCTC